AGTAATGCTCCATTTTGATGGTGATGCGTCAGATGCACCACCACTCACTAAACAACAAGTAGAAGATACAGATCCACATAAAGATGGAATGCCTTGTGAAAATATAAGTTTAGTGATTCCAAGAAAATTTTTGAATAAATTGAATGATGGTCATTTTATTCGTCCAGCTGGTTTGCCTGGAGCGTCAGATATCAAAACTTATGATGTAGGAAATTTTTATATTTCCACTCAAGGTTTAGCAAACAATAGTGCAGTAGTAGGAGAGCTACATGTGCGATATCGTTGTCGAGTGTTTCATCCAATTTTGGAGACAATAGCAAATGCTCCAACGAATAATCAAGTGTCCTTATTTCAAAGTGCATCAGCACAGGCACAAACAACAACTGTTGCTGCGAATTTATTAGCAGTAACAGTTGTTGCCAATGGTCTTAATGTAGTAAATACATCTGGATCATTTGTACCACCTGTAGGAAATTATTTGGTGGATGTAAATGTGAGTGGAAAAGACACAGTTTCAGAAGCTTTCGAACTACTGATTGATCTCCAGAAAAATGCAGCAAGTGTGTATCCTTCAGTAGCATTAAAACCTCAACAACAATTTAATGTTGCTGTTGGGGCAGGAGCAGATATTCAAGCTTCAATATCCTTTTTCGTAACAGCAAATGGAACTGATGCATTTACGATACCAGTAATATGTGTTGGAGCAGCAGGAACATTGACAGCAAATGGAAGTGTTCGATTTACTGCGGTTTAAGCGGAAAAAGGAAAAGGTTTTTAAAGAAATTCAGAGTAAAGAACTGATACCTATTAAAATGACAGGCTTGACAAAGGTAGTGAGACGCCGACTTAAGGTCTCAAAGAGACGAGTGTTAATATGTTTACTTGTTGCAAACAAAACATAGGTCCTGTTAAGTAACAGCAAAATACTAGGGGTGAAGCTTACCTGACAACAGAAAAGTTAGAGATGGGGGAGCAGTAGAAATATTGCAAGGAACCCACCTTGGCGGATAGCAACGCTTATTGCAAAGAGAATTATCTCAAAGTTGATTTAGACTTTTACCA